ACAAAAGAAAGCGGACCAGTTACGTGTAGCCGTAGAAGAAGGTTCAGTTTTAGGTACAGATTCAGTCGAACACGAAGAAAATAGATATGGTGATACAACTACAGGTGTAGAGTATAACCAAGGTAACACTTCTAACCCAGAAGAAAACCGTTCATTACGTGCAGTGCGAGTTATAGAACGTCAATACTACAAATTAAAAGAATGCATGTACTATGTAGATACTGTTACAGGTGACATGCGAGAAATTCCTTATGTCTGGAGCAAAAAGAAACGGGAAAGTTTTGCAGATGAGTTTGGTTTAGAGATCCTTACTAAACTAGTACGTAAAGTACGTTGGACTACTACAGCAGATACCGTAGTACTTAATGATACTTGGTCGCCTTATTCTCATTTTACTTTAGTTCCGTATTTTCCATATTGGAGACGCGGTAAACCTTTTGGTATGGTGCGAAACCTTATTTCTCCCCAAGAACAACTTAATAAAATAAGCTCACAGGAATTACATATAGTAAATACTACAGCTAACAGTGGTTGGATTGTAGAAACAGGTTCATTACAAGGTATGACTGCAGATGATCTAGAAGAACATGGTGCAGAAACAGGATTAGTACTAGAATTTAACCGTGGATCTAGTCCCCCTGCTAAAATACCACCTAATCAAATCCCTACAGGTTTAGATCGTATAGCAATGAAGGCTGCTAATAATATTAAAACTATTAGTGGTATAAGTGATGCGATGTTAGGTACTGACAGTCCAGAAGTATCAGGTATAGCAATCCAAGCTAAACAAAACCGTGGCGCTATGATGATTCAAGTGCCATTAGATAATTTAACTAAAACTAGACAGTACCTAGCTGAAAAAGTACTTAACCTAGTACAAATATATTATACCGAAGAACGGTTAATACAAATTACAGATGAGCAAGACCCTCAGAAACAGCGTCAACCTATGCGCATAAACGAAATGACTCCAGAAGGAATGATTATAAATGATCTTACGTTAGGTGAGTATGACGTTATTATAGGTACAGCTCCATCTAGAGATACCTTCGAAGAAATACAATTTGCTGAAGCAATTGCTTTACGACAAGCTGGAGTTCCAATTCCAGATGATCTGATAGTAGAGTATTCACACTTAGCACGTAAAGGAGACATTGCAGAAAGAATACGAGCAATGCAAGGTACTAATCCACCTACTGAAGAACAGCAACAAATACAACAGTTCCAAGCTGAGGCTGCAATTAAAGCTACCCAGTTAGAAATTGCTAAACTAGAAGCTGAAATACAAGTATTACAGTCGCAAGCTCAACAAAATATGGCTAAAGCACAAGGTAAAGCAAGTGAGCCATCCTTGAAGATTGCAGACATGGAAAGTAAAGTAGAAATTAAGAGAGAAGAATTAGCTCTGCGCGAACGATTAGCTGCATTAACTAATCAAGTTAGATCCGGGCAGAGTGAAACCCAAGCAGCGTCAAAAATTGCCGTTGCAGCAATGAAACCTACAGGAGGTAGCTAGAAATGGCTAAAAATAAAGCGAAAGAAGAAGGAATTATAATGGACTCTATGCCAGGAGGCGACATAAAAACCGCAGAAGAAGTAGAACCATTTCAAGTTGATTTAAACTTTGAAGATGCCCCAGTTGCAGAAGAAGTAGAAGTTGTTGCAGAGGAAGCAGAGGAAGCAGAGGAAGTTGTTGCAGAAGAAGAAGTTGCAGAAGAAATAGAAGCCGAAACTATAGAAGAAGCTGTTGCTGAAACTGATGACACAGTTGAGTTCCCTACAGAAGAAGCTACAGAAGTTGTAGAAGAAGAAGTTATTGCTGAGGAACCTAAAAAACCTAAAGCCCCAATGGTCCCTAAGTCTAGATTAGATGAAGTTTTAGCTAAAAATAAAAAAATGCAGAAAAGAATTGAGGATATAGAAAAACAAGAGGCTGAAGTACAAGCACAAGCGCCACAATTTGATTTTGATGTTAAAGAACAAGAGTATCAAAATTTAATTTTAGATGGAGAGTCTGCTAAAGCTGTATCTTTACGTAATGAAATACGAAAAGCAGAAAAAGAAGCCTTAATGTTTGATATACAACAGCAAATGGGGCAAACCGTACAGCAAGATAGAGCGCAACAAGAATTAGCGCAAAAAGCTGAAGAAATTGCTTCTACTTTCCCTATGTTAGATCAAAATTCAACTGAGTTTAATGAAGAACTTACTACAGAAGTTATGGAGTTAAGAGATGCTTTTATAACACAAGGGTATGAGCCTGCAGATTCGTTAGCAAAAGCAACTGAATACACTTTAGCAGCCAAAAAACCTGAGTTATTGCAAACTACAGAGGCAAAAACTACTACTCAGACCAGACAACTAGCGCAAAAGAAGCAAAAAGCCAGCGTACAAAACAAAATTGCTGCCTCTAAAGCACAACCTCCTACTTTAAAAGGAGAAGGAACTGCTAAACGAGGTGACAAGGCTACAGATATAAATATTCTATCAGATGATGAGTTTGGAGCATTGCCTGCAGAAACAATAAGACGGTTACGTGGTGACTTTGCTTAGATTTATGATAGGATAATAGGTAACTTCGTCCGTTAGAACGATATCTAACCCTGATCGTTCAGGCTAAAAAACGTTATTCGCCTATTATGGCGTTAAACTATTCGAAGTCGTGCTCGTTAAACCACGAAAGCGTATCCCAACGATATAGGGTATACGGGTTATATCGCCCCAGAAGTCGATTAAAAAATGTAAATTAATCTTTTTTTTGAGGATATTATAAAATGGCAAATACTAACTTTGCATCACTGACTAGCGAACAGCTTACTATCTGGTCACGTGATTTTTGGCGCGTAGCTCGCAACATGTCCTTCATTAATCAATTCGCTGGTAGCGGACCCAATGCTATGGTTCAGAGAATATCTGAACTAACCCAATCTGAAAAAGGAGCAAGAGCTGTAATTACACTTCTTGCCGATATGACAGGTGACGGTATTGTTGGAGACAACACTCTCGAAGGTAATGAAGAGTCATTAAGAGCATACGATATTGTTACACAACTGGATCAACTTAGATTCGCAAACCGACTTGCGGGTCGTCTTGCTGATCAAAAGTCAGTTGTTAACTTCCGTGAGCATTCAAGAGACGCACTTGCTTATGCAATGGCTGATCGAATCGACCAACTAGCGTTCTTAACTATGTCAGGCGTTGCCTACTCGGTTAAAAACAATGGTGCCTTGAGAACTGTCCTAAATTCAGGACAAAACCTTAGTAACCTAGCTTTCGCTGGTGATGTTACTGCTCCTACAACAAACCGTCATAGACGTTGGGATGCCACTAATGGCTTGTCAGCTGGTGACGTTACTGCTGTAGTTGCTGCAGACACAATCACTTACGATTGCATACTTGCTCTTAAAGCTTTTGCTAAAGACAGTTATGTACGTGGGTTACGTGGAGCTGGTAACGAAGAAGTGTATCACTTGTTTGTTACTCCTCAAGTAATGGCAGACCTAAAAACTGATGCAGACTTCTTATCTAACCTTAGAAGTGCTGGAGTCAGAGGACCTAACAACGAGTTGTTCTCAGGTTCTTCTAGTCTGATGGTTGATGGGGTGATGGTTCATGAGTTCAGGCATGTATTTAATACTGCTGGAGCTACATCTGGAGCATCAAGTAACGCAGGTTCTAACGGATACAAATGGGGAGCAAATGCCAATATTGATGGTTCTGCTTGTCTATTTGTTGGAGCTCAAGCTCTTGCTATGGCTGATATCGGTACACCTGAAATTGTCGAAGACATCTTCGATTATGGTAACCAAAATGGTATCTCTATTGGTAAGATCTTCGGATTCAAAAAACCAGTCTACAATTCTGACATTCATGGTCAGGACGAAGATTTCGGTATAATTCGGTTAGATGTTGCATACTAAGTAGTATCAGGTAGTGGTGGTCCTTAGGGGCCACCCTTCCTTTATTTTTCCTGGGAGGGAAAGCAATGAAGATTAAAGCAAATAAAGATTTACACATTACTACAACATGGGGAGCCGCTATATTTTTAAAAGCAGG